AGTGATAGCGCAGCGGCGACAACGTCACCTCCAGCTCCCCCGGCTCGCCGTCGCGCAGGATCAAAAGTCCGTTGGCTGGAACGCGCTCGGGCAGCACCTCGCCGCACAGGTCTGTGACGGGCAACGCCGAAAGCCGCGCGTGCAGCGCGGCGAGAATGGTTTCGCGGGGGGTGGGCAAAAAATTCTCTCTTGTGCTGCCGCCTGGTAGTTGACCGAGAACGCCTTGCTAGTGGACCATGGCAATGCCCCCGTCCGAGGAGTGCAAACTTGGCTCGCCATGTCTTCATCGATAACTCAAACTTGTTTGGCGGAGCGCAACGCGCTGCCATGACGCTGGAACCCGGAGCAGTTTGGCTCGCTGTCCGACTTTACTATCGAAATCTGTTCCGACTCTTGGAGGGAACAGACAGAGTCAGCAGCCGAGTCCTTGCGGGCTCAGTACCTCCAGGAAATGATGCGCTATGGGAACACGCGCGCCAAAATGGCTACGATACTGACTTGCTCCGCCGGGTCGAAAATGACGATGGACTTTTGGTTGAGCAAGCCGTCGACGAAATGCTCCACTTGAAGATCGCAAATGCTCTCTTGGACAATTCGGGCAACCACACCTTGGTAATTGGTAGTGGCGATGGGCGAACGTCGACTTGGAACACCAGTTTTCCTGGCCAAGCAGAGCGAGCCCTTCGTCTTGGCTGGAACGTTGAGGTATGGTCTTGGCAGGATCAACTGACCCGTGCCTACACCCCTCTTGCACGCGCTCATCCAGGGCGATTGGCAATTAAGTCACTCGATCCTTACTACTTCAGTGTGACGTTCGTTCGGAGCGGGAATTACAGAGTTGGCACTTCGCTTGTTCAGGTTGCTGGTCGAGTTGTAAGCCCCCTTAGGTAGTTTAATCGGAACCCCTTTTTCCGGGCGAGCCAGAAGCTCGGGATACCCACCCCGCCACGATCCGCCCCGGCACGCTGTCCAACGCCCGGTCCGCATCCCGCGCGAGGTCCAGCCGCTTGCGCAGCCTGACCTGCGGCACGAGGAGGAAGATCGGCACGGTCGCAAGCCCGCGCCCGGTTTTCGACTGTGATGGTGAGGCGGGACCGTGGCCCCAGTGGGGCCGCGTAAGCCCGCCGAACGCCCGGCCCTTGCTGTTCAACCGCCCTTCCGCCACCAGCAGGCTCGGGCCGCGACGGCGATAGACGAACCGCAGGCGCAACCCGCTGCGGCGTTCCCATTCGCCGGGGGTGATCCGCCCACCGCGCAGGGACTTGCCTGCGGCGGGGGTGGGAATGGCCAGCCAGAACCCATTGCGCGACCGGATCAGCGGCCCGGTGTCATGCGCTCCGACGATGACCGGGGCCTTCGACCAGACCAGCGCCGCGGCGTTCAGACTCTCGCCGCCCTTGGGATAGGTGTCGAGCCGGATCGAGTTGGCCAGTCGGGTGCCGAGCCCCGCGCCGGTGATCTGACCGCGCCACGCGACCTTCAGCCCGGTTCCGGCCTCGTGCACGGCGGCGGTGACGGCATTCTCGCCGGCTTTCACATCGGCGGCCATGGCGGCCACCAGATCGGGCGTGATGTCGAGCTTCACGCGCATCGCGGTCATGCCGGGCGCAGGTCGACGGTCCAGACCAGCCGCTCGCGGTCACGGACCGGCTCGCCCTGGATGAGGAAGGCCTCGCCCTCGATCGCGACCCGGTCGCCTGGGCGCGGGTTCGCCACCTCGGTGACGCGCAGGTCGATCCGGGTGGTCTCGGACCAGAGCCGGGCGTCGCGGAAGTCGGTGATGGCATCGGCGCGCCGGGCGACGATGCGCACAAGGACCGGCGCGCCGCCGTGGGCGATGGTGACCGCATCCCGCCCGATGTTCGGATCGGCGAAGAGCGCTTCGAGGGCGGCAGAGAGGGCGTCCGGCATGTTTGATCTTTCCAAAGAAAGAAAGTCATAATATGTTTGCAGCAGACAGGAGAAAGCCATGACCCTTTCCCATCAGATCGCCCGAAACCCCGAAGCGGGTGCCGTGCTGACCAAGGCTGCGCTGCGGGCGGCAGACCGGCTTGGCCTGTCGGGCCGGCAACTGGCCGAGATTGTCGGCGTCTCCGAGGCAACCGTCTCGCGCTGGAAACGAGGCGAGAGCCTGCTCGAGCCGGGCTCGAAGCCCTTCGAGCTTGCGGCCCTTCTGGTGCGGGTCTTCCGCTCGCTCGACGCGATCACCGGAGGCGACGAGGCGGTTGCGCGGCGGTGGCTGGCTGCGCCCAACACGGCGCTCGCGGCGCGACCGGTCGAGAGGATGACGCAGGTGCAGGGGCTGGTCGATGTCACGACCTATCTGGACGCAAGACGCGCTCCGCTCTGAGGCGCGGCCCTACGCGGGCCCGGCCTGGCGGTTCGTCGAGGCCCAGCACCGGGTCTCGACCCTGAAGCTTGTCGACAGTCTCGCCGAACAGGCGGCGCTCGAGGAGATCCTCGAGGCCACGAAGCCGCCCCTGCCCGAGGACTGCCGGGCGCTCGATTACCTGCTGGCCACGCCCTTCCGCTATCGCCTCTATCCGGCGGGATCGCGGTTTCGCCGGGCAGGATTGACGCCCGGCGTCTGGTACGGGGCCGAGGCGCCCGAGACAGCGGCGGCCGAAATGGTCTTCTACCGCTTCCTGTTCTACGCCGAGAGCCCGGAAACGCCCTTTCCCGACGATGCGGCCGAATACACCGCCTTCTCGGCGGATATCGCAACGCCCGTGGCGGTCGACCTGACGGCCGGGGCACTCGCCGCCGATCATGCCGCGTGGTCCCACCCCACCGACTACGCGGCCTGCCAGGCGTTGGCCGAGGAGGCCCGCGCGATCGGTGCCGAAGTGATCCGCTACGCCTCGGTCCGCGATCCGGCCGGGGGCGCGAATCTTGCCGTGCTGACCTGCCGCGCTTTTGCCGCCCCGCAGCCGGTCGAACGGCAGACCTGGCGCATCCGGATCGGCCCTACCGGCGCGCAGGCGCTGCGCGAGCATCCGCGCCTCGGGATCGAGTTCCCGAAGGACAGCTTCGCCCCGGACCCGCGCCTTGCCGGCATGCTCTGGGACCGCCCCCGCGCGCGGTAAGCCGTCATCACGTCCGCCCGGCCTGCCGCAGCACCTGCGGGCGGGGGCCGATGGGCAGCGGGTTGCTCTCGATCTCGAGCCGCACCCATTCGTTGCGGTCGCGGTCCGGGATCATGCGGGCATAGAGCGGCAGTCCCAGCGTGTTCACCGTCTCGAAGGTGTCGGCCGGGGCGAAGGTGATCTCGAAGAGGCCCTCGACCCCCTCGGTATAGAAGTAGGCCTTGTCGGTCGGCACGCCGAAGCCGAGGCCGCCCCGGTAGCGGCGGAAGGTGATGCCGCCGAAGCTGACCTCTTCGCCCACGCGCCCGCGCAGATCGGCGGCGGCGGCGGTGTTGAGATAGGTCTCGCGGACCTCCTTGTGGGCCACCAGATCGGCGAAGAAGGCCGAGCCGCATTCGGCGCGCAGCTGCACCTGACCGGCGGCCAGACCGCCCAGCGTATCCTCGACGCTCTCGATCAGCGCCTGGCAGCGCTTCCTGAGCGCGCCCGAGGCCGGGGTGGCGTTGTCGAGGTCGACGTCGACCTCGGCGGCGGGGGTGATGCCGAACGCGGTGCAGGAGTTGATCACCGTCGCCCCGTCCTTCGGATCCTTCACCACGCCCTGGATGCCGTTGGAGCGGTGGAACTCGAAGGTGGCCTCGGCGTCGTTCCGGAGCCGCCCGAGCTTGCGCGCCACCTCGGTCTGCACCTGCCGGGTGGCGGTTTCCGAGCCGTGGTCGCGGATGCCCTGGATCAATGCCCTGGATCGCGGGGGCCCAGAGCCCTTCCTGCTTCTTGAACTGGCGCACGACGAAGGCGCGCATCTCGCGCCGCTCGGGCACTTGGCTCTCGTAAGCCGAGCCGCGTTCGGAGAAGGGGATCACCGACAGCGTGCCGTCCCGGCTTTCGATCACGACGGTGCGCGCGCGCACGCCGCGGGATCCGAAGAGGTTCGACCCCGACAGGATCGCGGGCTTGAAGGGGATGTTCTCCAGCGCGCGGGTCAGTTCGATGATCGAGAAGGCATCGCCTTCGAAGATGTCCATGGTCGCCATGGGAATGTCCTCTCGAGGGAGGGGTCAGCGCAGCAGGATGCCGAGCGCGGCCAGCGCCGCGGTGGCGGCGGCGATCTGCGGTTCCGTCGCGCCTGCGGGCCAGATGAGATCGTTGCGGTTGACGATGGCCGGGCCGCGCAGGACCACGACGGCAACGGCATCGGCGGCCGTCGCGTCGGCGGGGCCCCAGAGGATCCCGGCGGCGTTCTGGCTGCCGTTCGAGGCGGCGGGGAAGCTCGGGTGAACTTCCCGCCCGTGGTGATCTTGCCCAGCACCGTACCGGGGGCGAGCTTGCCCGCGCCGGAGGCGAGGGTGACGGTCTCGCGGGTGCAGTCGCGCGAGACTTCCCAGACGAGGAAGCCGCCCGCGTGCGGGGCTTCGGTCAGCGTGGTCATTGAGGATCATCCTTTCAGCTTGAAGGTGCGGGCGATCACGTCGCGCCCCGGGGACGGGCGGCCGAGGAGCGGCCGGGCTGCGGGTGATGCGGCGCGATCTCGGGGTCGGCTTCCGCCCTCGCGGCGAGGAGCACAGCGCGCACCGCATCGAGGCTCGCGTCCTCTTCGAGGAACCGCCCCGCCATTTGCGGCTGTCCCGCAAGGCGGCAGAGGTCGACCACGGCGCGGGCATGGGCGATGGCGTCGCGCCGGATGGCGGTGAGGTCGATGCTGGTCACCGCTGGGTCGGGACTCGGCGGTGTGCCCGGCGCAGGCTCGGGTTCACCCGGGACCGCGGGAGCCTCGTCGCCGATCTCGTCGCCCATGGCGTCTTCGCCGGTCTCATTGCCGTCCCGATCGCTCGCGGAAGCCGGATCGGCGATGGCGTCCAGCAGTGCGGGCGGCGCGTTGCGGAACCGCGCGATGTCGAAGCTGGCGGCAATCCGCACCGGCTCGATCATGCGGGTGGCAAGCCCCGCCTCGACGGCCGCTTCGGCATCGAACCAGGTCTCGGCCGCCATCAGGGCCGCGATCTCTTCCTCGGAGCGTCCGGATCTTGCCGCATGGCCGCGGACCATGGCGCCCGCGATCTTGTCCATGGTGTCGGCCATCTCGCGCATGTCGGCGGCGGTCCCCATGACCAGACCCGAGGGGTCGTGAATCATCGGGAAGGCGTTCTCGGGCATGACGATCTCATCGCCCGCCATGGCCACATAGGAGGCGGCCGAGGCGGCCACGCCGTCGATCCAGACGGTGACCGGGCCCCCGTGGCGCTTCAGCGCATTGTGGATCGCCACCGCGTCGAAGACCGATCCGCCGGGGCTGTTCAGCCGCAGATCGATCGGCGTGCCCTCGGGCAGCGCGCCCAGTTCGGCAAGGAACCCCTGGCACTGACGCCATAAGCGCCGATCTCGTCATAGATCCGCACTTCCGCTCCCGTGC